CTTTATTAAGCCGTTTTTGGGCCTTCGCCTCGCCTCGCCTCGCAGGGCTTACGCAAAAAGCCACAAAAAAGAAAGTTGCATTTATACCCCCCTATATTGTTTTTGTGAATATTTTTTTTTTTTTTTTTATTTTTTAAAAGTAAGCCAGAAGCGGAAGCGGTCAGGAACGGCAGGAAATAAGTATGAAATATAAAGCAAAAAAAAAATTTTTTCACAAAAGGCAATCACGGGGGGTATAAATAACAAGCCTTTTAATGCTTAAAAAACGGCTTAAAATATAGACCTAAACTTGACAACAAAAGGCAAAATGTGTTCTATTACCTAAAATCAACAAGTTATCCACAATACTATATATACACTAACATTATATTGAGATAGTATTGAGTTAATAGCTTGATAAGTATTAAGTCAATATCAAATTAAAAATGACAAAATCAACAATTAAATACAAAAAAGTTATTTTGTCAATTTATTAGTATTAAGTTAATATATAACAATATGAGCCAATTTTACACGATGAGGAAGCCACAATATAAAAACCTTTCTCAACAATTAAGAGCAGGGCGAAGACAAAAAGCAATCAAGAACGCTTGGCAGGAATGGGGCAAGCCTTTTTGTATAGCTTTAGTTATCTTGCCTATTTTATGGGCTTTGCTTTCTCTTTCTATTCTTGTATTACAGCCACAAGCAGAATATAAGCGATTGAATTATCCACCAGCAACACACTTGACAGAATAATTTATTATATTAGTATTAAGTTATAAAATTATGACTACACTAGAAAAAATAAAAAGTGCAATGCTAGATGTTTATAGTATCAACGAAGATACTCGCCAGAAAGTAAAAAATGCTTTTGATGTTGAAACACTTATTGAAATATTATCAAGAGAATACCCACAAATGGCACGGGCAATTTGTTTTTTAAGAATTATAGATATATTAAAAAATAGATAAAAAATATGATTATATACAACATCGCAGGTATATATTACGCCACAATGAAAAATCAGAACGGGTCAGGCGGATATATTGCACGAGGACGCTCGCATTTTGAGGCATTGACGGAGTGTTTGAGGCTCGCAGGGCTTATATAGTTGAACTTTCCGACACTGCTCCCATTTTAAAGAATGGAGGCAGGACGGAGGGCTTGACGCTTTCCACGCTTGCATTGTTGCTAGTGCGAGCAAGCACATTGACAGCTTAATATAAAAAACCTATGAACAAACACGATAAAAATGTGTTTATCACTTGCGATATAACGCTAAATAATGAGCGAGTGCCGAGCGAATACGATAACGGTATGGAGGGCTTTGAATTGACGGAGGACTTTGAGAACTTCCTAGACTTTGTGCAAAACTACAGCATAAAGGCAACGGAGGACGAAAAGAAGACCGCCGAGAGCTTTGCTGATACCTTTCCGCAGTCGCTACAAGAAATTAAAGAATGGATAGACCACGAGCCGAGCAATAGCGGAGGACACGGGGCATTATATGAAGAATGGATTGACAGCGTGAGCCACGAGGAACGCTATCAGGTGCCGATGATCAACACCTTGCGATACTTTCCGAGCTTTGTCAGTTTTGAGAATGAAGACCGCTACAAGGTGGCGAGCAATACTTGCTTATTATATGACAGCGAGCTTGATGCTTGGGCGGTTGGTATGACAGGCGGGGGGATGGACTTGGCTCCACATTTGCTTGATACCTTTATGAGGTTAGGCAAGGGCGTGCCGTTAGAACTTGCCGAGAGTTTACGCAAAAACTACAACGCATATATAGAGCAAGGGCGACACGCTGAAAATTGCGAGAGTGTTGCGAGAGCATTGCTTGATTATGGCGTACGCCTTGCATATAGAGGCGTAGAATTGAGCGACAGCCTTGCAAGTGATGACACAATAAAAAGACATCTAAAAGGGTTGCAGAAATAAAAAGCGAATTTTCCTTTTTTGTTTCTTTCTTTTCTTCCTTGAGGCTTGAGCCTTAAGCACGAAACAGGAACACATAAAAAAGCACAATCTACTAGCGATTAGTGCTTTTTTTTGTTATCTTGACAAAAGGCAAAAAAACACGCAAAAAATAACACAATTTTGTCAGTTTTTCATAGGATACCAAAAATTGTTTTGGAATAAGGGAAAATATGCAAAACAGTTTTGGAATAAGGGAAAATATATTAAGCAGTCAATATTATTAGTGATAATTATGAAATGTATGGAAATAAAATATCTACAAGTGTTGGTGATGCCTAACGATGAAATCCTATGTGAAGGAAAGACTGTTGGGTATGCAAAAAATCTTGGGAAATACCTTGTTGACGCAGATAAGGTGATGAATGAAAAGAAGCCAGCGTCAAGTGAAAAGTTTGAGGTGTTTAATGAAGAAACGCATTACAATCGTAAAACAAAAACTTACGAGATTGAAGTTTCTGAAGACAAAACAGTTGCAGTTAAAAAGTGGTGGATTGTTGATGATATTGCAAACGATTATGAAATTGATTGGGAGTTTTCTGATGAGGAAAGTAAAAAGTGGTATGACGAGCAAGAAGAAGAATTGCAAGAGGAGTTTAGCGAGTTTATTAGTGAATTAGAATAATGATATGAACAAGCAAAAAATATTAGAAATCATAAATCAGGCAGTTGTTGAAAATGGAGGCGACTTTGACTTGACTTATGATGAGCAAACAGAGAGGCTTTTCAATTACATTGTGCAATCACTTGACTTGCCTTTCAATTACTACTTAAGAGAGGGTGATAATGACTATTGGACACAGATTGAATATCACAGCGAAAGAATTGGAAAGACAATCATTTGGGATTATGACGCAGGAAATTACGATGATTATGATGAACTTGCGGATGTAATATTAAATATTGCTGATGCAATTGAAAAGTTTGAGGCACAATTACCAGTATTAAAAAAATAATGATATGAAAGATGAAACAAAAAGAGTATTCTTTGTAGTATGGGGCAACAACATTGAGCGAGAATTGTTTGAAACGCTTGAGGAAGCCGATGACTACATAAGAGATAATAAGCTTGATATTTTTCACACGCATATTGCGGTGGCGATTGTGAAACACGCTTATAAGGAAGAAGACGGAAAGTGGAATTATGATGACTACTCCGACACTTTTCAAGACATTTATAACTTGCAATAAAATGAAAGCAATAAACAACAGATGATAAAGAAATGCTTAAGGTGTGGCGGTGAAGTTGAACGAGGTGCAAGAGCAAACAATAAAAAGTATTGCTCCGATGTGTGCCGTAACGCCGATTATGTTGCAAGGACACGAGAAAAGTACAACGAATGGCAACGGAACTATAGGTCAAGCAAAGTAAAAGGCGAGAAAATACAATGCCTAGTATGCGGTGAAGAACACAGGCAAGTTGGAAGCCATATTGTGCAGATGCACAAAATGACAGCACGAGAGTATAGGGAAAAATACGGCTTTGATGTGAAGCGAGGACAATTACCAAAAGACTTGAGGAAAAAGAAAGCGGACTATGTGTTTGAAAATAACACAGTGAAAAATCTTAAAGTTGGGAAAAAGTTTCACTTTAAGAAAGGACAAAAAGGAATTGGAAAATATAAAAGAAGCGAACAAACGATGAAAAGGTTGAAACAACAAAGCTTTATTAAAAAAGATAACAAATAAATTTATGAGAACAAAACTTATTGAGGCAATTATCAGGACTTGCAAGAGCTGATGAATTTTGAAACATTTGATTGGACTTTCACAACAGACAAAGGAGAAGATATTGATATACATTTATATCAAGGTGGTGAGGAGGTTGAATGTATGAATTGTGGTGCTTTAGTTGAAGACAGTGATGTTGAGTATCTTGGTGATGAAAAATGGGAGTGTGTGAAATGTAAAAAATAATGTTTGACAATCCTTTGTGTGCTTAAAGCACTTAAGCACACTATAGGGCGGTTAAGAAACGCCTAACACTGCTTTCTAGTGGTGGTGTACATTGAAAATTAAATAAAAATGCTTATGAAAACAATCAAAAAAGTTGTTGAAGTACCACAATTGTCTATACACAAGGAATATATTGAGGATACTTTGCGAAGTTTCATCACTAACAATTTAGGAGTTAATTGCTCAATCTATGTTGACGATACAAAAAGTATCTATAACACAGAAGAAGCAAAACAATCCACGACTGGAAATAAAGGCTATGTCTTTAATGTCAGGATTGGTTATGGTGGTGATGTTTACTTTGAGGACAAGGGTTATCCTATTGCTTGGGGGCAAGGGTACACAAGTGGAAGGATAAGGATATACAAAGAGAAAGGAGAAACACGAACACGAGAAGAAATGCTTGAAGATGTGTATCAGTATGTAGAGTATTACAACAACGGTATTGAATACGGTTTTCAATTACTTGATGAGAAAGGTGATGAGGTGGACAGTTGTTTTGGTTTTTACGAACTTGAAGCAATTAAACAAAATCTACCGAAAGAATGGGAAGATGAAGACTTATCAAAGTATATAATTGAAAATTAGTATGGACTACACACAAATTACGCTAGGGCAGTTGTTATCTTATTTTAAAGATGACAACACAATACAAAGAAACGCTACAGCAATCCTTAAGAGGTTGCAAAGTGGTGATTGGTATTACCTTTTGACCAGTTGTACAGAATGTAAACAACGGATTGAGAGGTGGCAAGAAAACTACAAAGAGGTGATATGCACTACTTGTGGAAAAAAGCAGTAAATAGAAAATCGCTTTTCTATCCCTTAAGCCGATAACAACGCTTAAGGCAACAAAGAGCCGACAAACAAAAAAGCCATTGCTAGAGTGGCGTAGTGTTTGACGGCTTTTTTGTTTTCTTTATGGGATGCACGGCGACATTTTGGAATAAGGGAAAAAACTTATGAAAAAATGTATAAAATGTAAAAAAAAGAAAACTGAAAAAGTCGTTGCAAATGGCGGAGTAAAGCCATGTGAGGTCTACTCTGTTGGGTTGGAATAAGGGAAATTACAAAGTTATCCACAACATAAATGTTGCGAATTAAGTTAATACTGATATAGTATATGAATATGCAAAACGAAGTAAATGTACAGGTGGATTTCGTTAATGGAGAAAAAGGAACGTATGTATGCACCAAGCGTCCTTACTTCACTTATGAAAACAACACCGCAATGCTCCATCTTACTGATGGAACAACAGTCGTAATTCCATTGGCACAAGTCTTAATGATTAGTTATTAAAATTGATATGGAGACAAAATAATGAAATATTATGGCTAGAGAAAAAACAAAACAAACACCAATTGGATTCACAAATCGTCATCGTGAAATGATTGAAGAAATCATGGCATCGAAAGGCTATCCCTCAATCGCTTCTGTGGTGCAACAGGCGGTGATTGAAATGCACGGCAATGTCTTTAAAGATTATGTCGTGGCAAAAAAGATTCGTTCAGAGGTACCTCATGCTTCTGAAATTAAAAAGACTAACGACACAGACAAAATGAAGGGTCTGTGTGATAAGTTGGGTGGTAAAACTGTTGAGAAGAATGGGTCGCTTTACTGCTTGTATTTTACTTACAATCGTAAAAACAGATACCAGCAGGAAGTTCCTCTCGATACACTAAATCAAAGCCACATTGATAAGCAGTATTTTCCATCAAAAGAAGAAATAAAAGTGCTTCAGAATGAGGGAAAAGTTAACTATGAGACTGTAGGTAATGTAGGTAAAGAATAATGTTGAAAATAAAGTTTGATGAATACAAACGCCTTCACAAAATCCTGACTGGCGTTTCTCCAAAATCTATTTGGGAAGTATTAAAAGATACTGGAGATTTATCTGCCATTTTGGAAAATGTGCCAGACGAATTCTATAAGTGGGTCACGGAAACAGCAGAAAATATAGAGAATTCCTATTACGCTATAGAGGATGTGGCTCTTGAGGAATTTAAGAAAATCATTGAAATTGTATATCCACAAGACCCACACAGGAAGAATCGTAAATTGTGGGCTGAAGAAATTAAAAAGATGACCCATCCGCAAATTGGTTTTGCGATGCTCGATGGTAAAGAATATTGCGATTTAATTTATAAGCTCGTGAAGCCGAAGGGCGGAGAAGTATTTAAACAAGACGAACTATGAAATACGAACACGAATTATGTCATTGTAGCGGAAGACCTTATATGGAGTATTGTGTTGTTCACAATAGTGAATGTAAATTTTACAATCCAATAGGTTCAACATGTGATGATACTCCTATTATTTTGGGTGATGGTGTGCCTCTTTTTAGTCAAAGGCATCCGCAAAGAATCCCGTTCTTAAGACGTGTATGGCACAAAATTCTTTACTTTCTTCACCTTTCATAAAGGTTTTCAAAAGGAGCTTTAAACGGAGAATTCACAAGCTTCCATACCCCATGTCCTTACGGGAATGAAGATTGTCCTAAATGTAAAAAATATGAGTAATCCTTTTCCTAGTAGATTTGATTCAAATGGAAACTCTGTGATAAACATTCACAAAAATATAAAATAAAGAAGTAAAATTAAATATATGAAAAAAATAGAAAAACTAACAGAAGAACAAGTAGCACTTCAAGAAAAAAAGAGAGATGAGTGGATAAACCTTGCTCTATACGAACAAAAGTACGACGAGGAAGAAATAACAAGTGCAGTTAAGTGGCTTTATTACGCAAGCAATCTAAAAGAACCAGAGGTAGTCCTTGTTAGTGGGCCTAAAGACTTTTCAGAAAAGTTTAATAACAGTGTGAGGGACAGTGTGAGGGCCATTGTGAGGGCCAGTGTGGGGGCCAGTGTGTGGGACAGTGTGCGGGCCAGTGTGTGGGCCAGTGTGGGGGACAGTGTGGAGGCCAGTGTGGGGGACAGTGTGGGGGCCAGTGTGTGGGACAGTGTGCGGGCCAGTGTGTGGGCCAGTGTGGGGGACAGTGTGGGGGACAGTGTGGGGGACAGTGTGGGGTATGTGTCGCTTTGTTATGACGCAGAGTTTGGTGCGTGGTATGAATACTGGAAAGAAATAGGGGCTATAAAAGAAACAGAACCGACGGAGAGATATGTTGGGTTTCTTCGCTCTGGTATTTTTTATATTTTTCTATTTGAAAAAACCTGCTTTGTAATGTTGAGGCCCACCATTGTCAAGCAAGATGAAAATAAAAGACTACACTCAACTGAAGGCCCAGCTTTGGCCTTTAGTGATGGTACAGAAATATATAAACTTCACGGGGTACGGTTTGAAAAAGAGTGGTGGGAGAAAATAGTAAACGATACACTTTCAGCGGAGGAAGTCTTTGCTATAGACAATCTTGAACATCGCCGTATCGCCTATCAATTTATGGATAAGGCCAAGATGAAAGAGTTACAAGACTTTACTGTGTTAGATGAAGTAACAGACGACGGCCGAGGCTATCCCATGAGAATTGTGTCTTTCACTGTGCCAGAAGTAAAAGAACCACTGAAATACTATAACTGCCACTGTCCGACTACAGGGAGAGAGTACTTTTTAGGTACAAATGAAGATACTTGTCTAAAGGCAAAAGCAAAGTCTTTTGGATTAGAGGAAGTAGTATTTACTAATGAGTGGTAATAAACATGAAAACAAAATCACTTCTCGGTATTACGTTAGGTTTAGCAATAATCTCTTCAGGGTTCTATTACATAGCCAATGAGTTTATTTCTGCGAAGGAAACCTCTCTTTGGTTACAAGGGCCATCGCTCGTTAAGCCAGAAGATGTCTTTGATGTTCAGGTATTACTTGTAACAAAGCAAGAAGTCTACGGCGTTGATGTTTTTATAGATTATGATCCAACCTTGTTAGAGGTCGTGGATGTTCCTGTAGGAGATTCGGTGTTTGATGATTACCCAGGGAGTTTTCCTGGCCCAGACTTTGTGGCGTTCTCTGCCGGCATTAAAGGGGGTGGAGAACCCTTTAGTGGATTGGGAACCGTAGGGGCGGTACGTTTCAAAGCCCTGGAAGAGGGAAATACTACCCTCTCCATCAGACACGTTAAGGGAAACACGGCAGACAGTAATGTTGCCACGCCAGAGGGAGATATTCTGGACAGTGTACGAGGATTAGACCTTACAATTAGTAGCACAACTCCTAAGGGGAAATAATATGACACTACCAATTTATCGCCACGGTGAAGTAATGCTTAGGGGAATTTCAAAACTTCCCCCTGGCCTAAAACAGGAAACCACGAAAGTATTTATGACTGGCTCACACGGCCACGACCATAGTATTAATAACGGAAAATTGTATTTCAAGAAAGACGGTGTGTATGTGTTTGGTTATTTGGTGGCAAAAAACACATCTCTCCTACACCCAGAACACAGTCCTAAAACAGGAGACGCTCAAATTAAGGACGGTGTCTATGAACTACGAAAACAGCAAGAATATACACCCGAGGGGCTCGTCCCCATTGCAGATTGACACCAATAGGATTTACTTGTTCAAATGTTTCTGATAATTATCAGTGGGCTAAGATAATAGAAACATAAATCAACCGTTACCAGTGTTGCTGAAGTAAGTTAAAGACTATGAAAAAAGGAAATGAACTAATTTTTCTTGACGTGGAAACAACGGGAGTCAATGATGATGACCGCCTGATTCAGGTTGCTTATAAATTTCACCAATCTGAAAATTCCTTTGTCGAATATTTCAAACCACCAAAAAATATATCCATTGATGCTATGAGTATCTGTCACATCACAAACGAAATGGTTGCACAAAAACCACCATTTGAACAAAGTGACATGTGCCTCTTCCTTAAGGCTGAATTGGAGGAGGAGCCGAGTATTTTGGTCGCACATAATGCAGCGTTCGATATGAAATTCCTCCAACGTGAAGGCATCAATCCTGTGCAGCATATTTGCACGATGAAGCTTGCCTATAAGCTCGATAAAAAAGCGGAGTTTGAGAAATACAATCTCCAGTACCTGCGATACTATTTCAAGCTCAAAGGACTTGAGAATATCAACCCTCACGATGCCCTTTCCGATGTCCTTGTCCTTGAGGCATTATTTGAGCAGGTGTTCCTTAAGGTGTTTACGGTAGAGGAGATGGTTCAAATATCATCAGAGCCTATCCTGTATCAGAAATGGATGTTTGGTAAACACAAGGGGGAGTATTTTAAAGATGTGGCACGAAAAGACCTCGATTACTTGCTGTGGTTTAGGAGGGTAGGTGATTGTGATGAAAATATGTTATACACTTTAAATTATTGGATTAACAACAGAAATTAACATGTCAAAAAATAAAGAAGAAAAAATATTAGAAAAAGAAAGAAACGGAGAAATTTTAAAAGATTTTGAGGTTAAGATAGTACAAGCTTTTGCTGATGGCACGGGAGTAGTGTTTGGTCTTGGGAATGACCAAAAAATTTATGTGTGGCATCATTCCCTCTATTACGCTGGAAATTGGGTGCTTCATGTCAAAGAAAAAAATAACAAAATTTAATACTGGCGCAATAAGAGATTCGCAGGACGGCAAGATTGATTTTATCGAGACCATTTCTTTTACCGCACACGAGCGTTATGCCAGATATATGACTGGTAAAAAGAAAAAGTATGGCACGGGCAATTTTAAAAAAGGAATCCCTATTGAATCATACGAACGCTCTCTTTTGAGGCATATTGATAAATATTTTCGAAACAAATATGAAAATGGAAACGATGAACTTAATGAAGACCACCTCGCTGCTATCCGTTTTAATGTAGATGGCATTATGCACGAGGAGGAACAAATGAAATTAAAAAATGCTGAAGGTCGCAAGAAAAACTAATACCGAGATTTGGCACATTATTCGTGAACAATATTGGGAACACGGAAACCCACAAAGACTTCAAACTCTAATGGTACGTTTTTTCTGTGAAGAAAAAGCAACAGATAAAACCCCTCATCCACGCTTTAAATCAAATAATTTCACAATTGTTCCGTACAATTCCACTATCCACAAAAAGAAAGCTTGTGAGGATTGTGTCAAGGCTATTAAGTTGTATAATAAAGATGGAAACAGGGGTCAAGCTGGACCTTCCCAACCACAGACACCTTCGAGGTGATTCTACAGATGGTTCCGAGCTGTCCCCTAATTCTCGGCTGTGCCTCTGGTGCAGCCGTTTTCTTTATTTAAAAGGCAAGTCAACCCTATCTCGGCAGCTCTTTCTTCAGTAATAGATTTTCTTTTAGATTTTTCGGATTCTAGCACCCAATCATCGACATCAATCATATAAAACTTTTTGTCTCCTCTTTTATAAAAACGCACCACAATGTAAGCTGGAACCTTACTCACAACAAATGAATCAAATGGTTTATAGCCAACGCTATCATCAGGTATTTTGTATCCCAGTTTTCGATGTTTGGCGTTGAGTAGTGAATCGAGTTGGTGGGGTAAAACAGCATCAAAAGGCAAGCTTATACCCTTTGTTAATTTCAATTCAAAAACAGCAGTCTTTAATTTACTCTGATACTTTATCCATTTTAGAAACTCCGTTTGAAAAATGCTTTCTCTCATTACCTCTTATTGTAGCACTTTTTCTTTGACAGAGGTCAGAGCAGAACTTCCTTTTCCAAGGTTTCATTGGTCCACCACATTGTTCGCATAGTTTATCCATGTTGTTTTGCATAAATAGCGATGTCAAAATCTTCTTTTCGCATTATTGATTGATATACAGCATCATCAATGGTGCCTTCATTGACTAGGTGTATATACACATTCTTTTTTATTGCATCGTAACGCAGGAATCGACCTATTGCCTGTGTGTAGTCTTTCAACGAAAACGACAACGATGCAAAGATGATGGTGTCGATTGACGGTAGTTGATACCCTTCTGAACATTGAGCATTGATAAGGACCACACACTCTTTTGCTGATTCAGCTTCGAGAATGAGAGGGTCTTTTTCTTTTACCTTTCCATTGATGACGATGGTTTTCTTGCCTTTTTCCTTCAGCTTTTTAGCCAGTAAATCAATCTGAAGATTGTATCTACAGAATACAGCCAGCTTTTTATAGTTTTCAGCGTACTCAAGCACACGGTCATTTTTATTAGCATCAAAGAATTCATCCTCACGAAAATCATCACCCTTCAAACTTCCGTTTTCAATCTGATGAATATAGTTGTAGCGCACGGCAGGATTTGATTCTTTCTCCTTCATTCTCTGTGTACCTTTCTTTTGACCAGCCGTAAGAGAGAAAACCTCTTTTTTAAATATCTGGTCTGGGATGTTTTCTTCACCCACCAAGTCCTCAAGAGTGACAATGGAGAAGCTTATTTTTTTAACTAGCTCTGCAATTTCTTCTTCGATATTTGGTCGGACCATTGGAATCATACGAGACCCCATCTGAACATGATAAAAGAAGCGTTGTGAGAACTCCCAATAGTTCCATTTGTAACCAAGAATGGTTGCCAGACGGTAGATATTCCAAGGAGTTGAAAGATATGGTGTTGCAGTTAAAAGGGCAATGCGTTTAATATCGTATTTTTTAATATACTTGAGCAAGTTTTTGGACATTGCACTTTTCATTCCTGAAAAGTAGTGGGCTTCGTCAACGATGATACTGTCGCACGGAGGTAAACCCTCCCATTTGTCACGACTGAAAGTTTCTTTGGTGGTGATGGTGTATCTTGTTTTAGAGTGAGCCTGAAGGTCACGGTTCCATTTTTCTTTGAGATGTTTGGGGACGATAACGAGTGTGTGTTTATCATGTTCAGCCCAAAGAATTGAGCCGTATGTTTTACCAGTACCAGTACGCCAAGGTAGGAGGAACTTGTTGGGATTTTCTATATCTAGTTGTGATTGAAATTTATGTGGTTTCATATACTTTTTTCTCTAAAGGAAGCATGTATACATGTCTTGCAGATATTTGGAACATCATAACAGCAACACCATTATCTTCACCGACCCTAAAATCGAAGTATCTTACTGTTTCTGTGTTTCCATCTTTCATTTGAATTGTGACAATTTTTCCGAGCATATTTTATCAATCATTCTTTTAACCAGAAGGAGTGCGCCGTCTTCATATTGATGTGCTACAAGGAAATCTTTTTCATTTCCTTCCTCATCAATAACAATACACTTATAAGCATTTAAACCTTCGGGTTTTGTATTTTTATATCTTACTGCGGTGAGTTTAAAAATCTCCTTGTTATTTATTTTTATATCAGTAATCAACATAATTAAAAATCATTAAATTCTTGCTCCATATCAGAACGGGCTTTAGCATCCCACGCTTCTTCTACTTCATCGAAATCATCATCTGACCCGTCACCTTCAAGGGAACCTTCTTCTACAGAGATTTTTTCAAATTTAACCATGATGTCTCTGTATTTTGGATTTAATTTCCAGAGGTCGCCTTGGTTCCCTCCTTTGTTTTCACGGGAGCAAATACCAAGACCGTTAAGCTGTGAAAGCCACCCCTGAACAACGGGGGTTTGATAGTTAATAGACATCGCAAGCCCTTTGGTTGTAATACCGCCGACATATTGAGCGAGCTTCTTTAGAGCCATTCTTCGTTTTAATGGAATACTGTCAAAAGCTATTTTATAGAGAACTTCTCGTTCTTGTTGCGTAAGTTGTCCTTTATTATGAGGAGCATCAGCGCCGCCAGATAAAGGCTCCGAACATTTGCGTGCTAAAGTTGCTGAAGCAATAGCAAGGAGCTGTTCAATCATTCTTGTTGGCATTTCAGCCGATGGGACAAACTCAACCAACCCTTTTCTTTTATCAACAATAACTCCCGAACGTACAAGGGTGCAAAAATCAGCCACTTCAATGATGTCTTGTTTGGTTTCTGGGCTTAAGGTTGTTTCATCCTCTTTTAGATTTGCAAGTATATATTCAAGGTATGATTTGGTGGCAAGACGAAGGTGCGCTCTCATTGCTTCTTTTTTAAATGTTTTATCTTCTTTGTTTCTCATTACAAAATTGAGAAGGTCACGGCGTGGCGGTTGCTTCATTGAATACATAATAAAACGGTCTCCCATGGCGGAAAAATCTTCTTGATAGTCATAGACAATTTCGGTAGCTCCAGCAATTGCTCCAACCTTACCTCGCCACGTTATATCATTTCCCGTTCCTGTTCTTTTTGTATATTCTTTATCATAAATTTCACGAAGTTGACCTAAAATTTCAGCACGGGCTTCCCTATTCTTTGAAAGCATGGAGGTAAAATCCTTAAAAGTCATAATGGAGCCAGGAGGCATTTTGTGTAGAAGGGAAGTTTCTTTTCCTTTTTTGTGTTGACCAGAGGCGAAGGTATTTGTAGTCAAATCAGAAATAGGATAAATCAGTTTCTGACCACTAATCTCAATATCGTTAAGAGCAGTAATCAGTTCTGATTTTCCGCCAGATGAAGGTGCAATTATAAAAAGCCATACAGGGTCCAAATCCATTTGATTGGCAATAACCGTATCTATCAGTAAAGAAAGAATACCCTCGTCCGCAAGGAGGAGCATTTTATCGAATTCCGCTTTTAGTTCAGAAAAGCGTCTTATTTCAATTTTTTTATTTTCTTCTGTCATAATTCCAGCGTTTTTTATTGGCAAGATATGCACTACAGGAACGTGAGCAGCACCGACCCTTACTTCTCCAAGGCTTGAACCATTGACCACAGGAAGCACATCTTTTTTTCTTTAGAGTGCGTGATTTATTTCTTTGTATCAACTTAATAAGTCGCCCGTCTTTTTTCATGTGACAATAACGACAAAGCCATTCCCAATCATTCAATGAACGGCGATATTTTTGGCTTATGTTTGCAAGGTCAAGTTTCTTTTTCTTATTACAAGAAGGACAATTTTTTGGTTTTTTAAGGCGTTTAATAACCCAGAAATGCAAAGCATCAAGACCAGCTCTTGAGCCTTTCCACATACCATTATTTTGTGCAAGATTTATACCCTTCATATCATTTCATTAAGCCTTTTTACAGCTTCATTAAATTCGACATTATTGAGGTGCATATACACATCAATAGAATCCATCATCATCCCACAAGAAAAACACTTTATAGTGTTAGGATATTTTGAGTCTGGTTTATTGTATCGCATTGATGGAGTATGTTCATTGTGGCTTATGCACTTTGCAAATCCATTGTAATTAAATTTGATAAATTGTGTTATAGGTACCTCTTTCGCCCTACGGACAGAAGCATTGTCCCCATCGCCTTTGGGAAATTTTCTATCAAAAGATTTAAGGGCGTGACTATATGTCTCGTATCGTGATGTGACATACTGAAGCATGATTAAAATTGGTTTTACATTCTTCCTTTCCTGCGTAAACTCTCTTTTTATTTCAAGCAACTGGTCGGCTGCATCTCCAAAACTTTTTACGATTGAGCGCATGATTTTCTTTTCTGTCGGCATACCGCTTGGTTCACGGGGTATTGGATAAGAACGAGCTTTAAGACTGAAAAAATCCTGCAATGTGTGGTCTTGGAAGTAATCAGTAATATCATTACCGTTTGTGTCTTCGGGCAAGAATACAATTTGCGCATGAGGTATTATACCTTGGGCTTTCATTGCACCTTTATATCCAGCATCATCATTATCAAAAACAATAAAGACATTTTTATTTTCAAAGTGGGAAGCCCATTCTTTTTTGAATGTTCCACATCCTCCAGTTGAAGTAACAGCGTGTTGTCCTTTAGAGTTTAATAAAAGGCAATCCAACTCTCCTTCACAAATAAAAACAGGCTCATTATTTTGTACATATTGCAGTGTATGCAAATTAAAAAGAGCTGTTGTGGAACCTTTTTCGTATCTATATTTTGGTCCTTCTACAGAGGCAGGATTTCTTCTATATTTATTAAAGAGAAAATCTCCATGTTCATCAAAAATTGGGATTACAAGTTCATCTCCATTGCATGATAATTTAGAATGAACAATCACATCATCTGTGATTCCTCGCTTGTATAGCCATTCAAATATTTCTTTTGTTATTGGTTCCATAATAGGAGGGACAAATCTCGCAATTGTCCCCCCGATATAGAAGCAATTAAGCTTCAGTTTCCTCGGAAGGAGCTTCCTCATCTGCGACAACTCCTTCGTTAACAGGCTGACCCTCTACTGGAGTGTTTGTTGTTCCTTCTGACATGATATTTTTGTTATATTATTACACTTGCAAGCGTTTCAAGCTCGACCATTCTTGAAAGGTTATCCACAACATAAATGTTGCTTATTATTATAATAGCATTTATACTTAAATTATGGAAAGCAATTATCTGTGGATAACCACTTAAAATGAAATTAGAACCAACAAAATTACATTTATTAGAAGAACGCATGGAGCTTATATGGCTTTTATCGTTTAAGGGATATGGAGATACTGATATTGCTGAAATTATGAATATTGACAGAACGTGGGTATATAGATTAAGACAACGTAAGCCTAAAAAATGGGAGCCAACAATTATTGAGAAAGGGATGCTACGAAATAAGTAGTATTTCTTTCCCTGTGGTGGTTGGTCACAGGCGTTTATTAACATTAACAATTAAACATTAAAGATATGTCTACAAAAAAAAAAGACGACTTGATGAATGAAGATAATGAGGTGCGAACTTCATGGATGAAGTTCAACAAGATTGGTGATTATATCCAAGGAACTCTTGTCAGTGTAAGAGAAATTCAAAGTACGCTTCCAGGAAAAGAGAATGAAATGGTGAAGGTGTACGAAGTCAAAGCGCAACGTGGAGAATTCCATGATACTGACGAGAAAAAACAAATTGTCGAACCTGCCATCTCAATTAACGCAGATGAGGTGTGGAATGTTGGTGGAGGTATTGTCATTGATTCGCAGATGCGAAACATTAAACTTGGTCAAATTATTGCAATAAAATTTACCGAGGAAAAGCCAGCGCAAAAGAAAGGCTTTAATCCAATGAAGGTAAAGAAAGTTTACTCCAAAGGTGAAATGGATGAGGAGTGGCTAAAACAAAAAGAGGAAGAAGCTGCTCTTAACGATTTCTAGCTAATTGTGTCTATATTATCAGTAGCTGAATTACGCCAAATAGTTAAAGAGAAATTACCGCCCTCTCTTGTGATACCAGAACATGACCATCTTGGTCATCATTATCGCTTTGTACCAACTAACAAAGTGTATGATTCTGTCACAACAAAGACGAGTATTCTCGAAAATCCACGGCTCAAAAGATGGGCTGCGAACTTGGCTGTTCAGTATATTGACCGCAATTGGAAACTTATAACGCCTGGAAATAAAGACGACCACTATAAAGCGGCTATCCTCGCCCACGAAGACGAATTACAAGACGCTGGAGACATCGGTACGCAAGGGCATCATGCTATTGAACGGTATCTTAAGCGCTGGATTGATACAAACATCAAACCAGAAGATATACGAAAATTCATTCTTGGCGAGGATGCACGGCTTTGGGCTATTGCACGTTCAGCAGAGATGTTTATTAACGACTTCGGTCTTATCCCAATCGCCTCTGAAATCTATGTGGCATCCCCAAGACATGAATTCGCAGGAACTCTTGACTGCCTAGCCATCCTTCTTAAGGAAAAGGAGCCTGGGAAACACAGACATTCTTGTGAAATGTGGTCAGGGGGGAGAAAGTATTGGGAATGTTATGACTGTGGGAAGGTTGTTGAACCAGTCCTATCAATAGTTGACTGGAAGACATCGAATAGTGTGGACAAACCAGAGTATGCTATGCAGATATCTGCTTATTGGCAAGGTCTTGCTGAACTTACTGGCTTACGGACGAAAGAATTAGTCATCGTGCGCCTCGATAAAGACAAGGCGAAGTATGAAGTGGTGAGGGTCCAAGACAGACCAGCAGCCTTTCGTGCGTTTAAGCATGTGGGTAAAATCCATGCTTGGATTAACAATGGAGTATCAAAGCTACTCCCTTATTCACCTAAAGAAGAAATATTCTTATGAACGATGAACAAAAAAGAGCATTCCTTGAATATGAGGAACTAAAGATTCAAGAAAAGGAAATCAAGTCACGACTTGAAGACCTTAAGCCTCTCATTCTTGAGGTTGTTCCTGAAGAAACAAAAGTAAATGCGATGCAGGGCTACTTTGAGAGAAAGAAGCGTGATAACTGGACATTCGGTCCAGATATTCAAGCCCATGAGCAATCACTTAAGGATGAAAAGGCTGCAGCTATCGCAAAAGGCGAGGCAACCAATAATCCTACTTTCTACATCGAGTACAGACAAAATAAAAAAGTGTCTGTTGATGAAGAATAGTATATAATTCACTCATTGTTGGGGGAGCAATATATACGGCGGAGATAGAATATAATAAAAGTCCGCACGCACAGGTACCTGACGAGGCAACTCTGCGTCCCCAACAGTGAGTGAATAATGAAGTTGGCAGATGCGTAATTGAGGTTCAATTCCTCACAATTTCACATGAAAACATTTTTTAAAATCATTTTTAGTTTAGGTCTTATCGGATTTTACGTTATTTTATCAACAGTTGTTTTTGCTGTTCTTTATATTGGTTTGAGTGGTCTGTGGGATGTATTGTACGAGACCATATAGCTCAACGGACAGAGTGCATCCCTGCGGAGAATGAGGTTGTAGGTTCGATTCCTACTATGGTCACAATAAAAAAGGCACCTATATTAATAAGTAGGTGCCTTTTTTATTATTTATCCCAACAATAAGACGAGGCTTTCCAATGCTTCATTGCTCCATCTTTAGCAAGTAATTTGAAACCATATTCCAAATTGTCTTGCCACGAGTTCACAATGTCATAGTTTTGCCTTTTTGCTTCTTTAAGATGCCAATAATCGTTGATTTGCCAGTATGACCAATCTCTTGACCACATTTCTCCTTCTTCATTTTTGTTTTCGTGTACTGCATCATATTTGGTACTACTTTCACACTCAATAATCTTCCGTGCTAGTTTTTCATCTTGATTATATTTTTCTGCAAGATGAGGGAGAAGGGTATCAAATGTCCACGTTACTTCCTGAACAACTGTTTCATATGTAACTGGAGTGATTGCTTCCGAATTTATCCCTACGGGAATAGATACTAGCAAGGCTAATAATGGTGTTATTATTATACGTTCTATAGTTTTGTTTGTTTGTCACAAAACAGACGAACTCACCCAAATAAAGAGCGACTAAACCCCTATGTCTGGGATGCCTAATCAGTACTTTTAGCCTTTGCCAAATAATAGATACCTGTCGCACCCAAGAATGTTACAAAGGTTTGAACAAAAGTATCAATTGATACAATATCTATTTCGGCTCCAGTCAAAAGAGAAGTTCCAAAGGCTGCGCCAAGGGATAGAAAAGCCACAAGTGACCTCACTCCAAGACGGCGCAGGCTCCCTTCCGAACCAAGCTGAAAACGAGCTTTGGCTGGCTTAAGCCACTTAGCCAATAAACTTACTATTAACGGTGACAATGCGGTTAATAATGCTTCCATATTTATATTATAGCTTAAAACTGTTAATAAATCTTTGCTTATGTGAATAACTCTTTCAAGGTTGATTGAGCTGAAACACCAAGCTTTTGAGCCACAAATTCGGCATATTTAACTGGATGGTTATTATCGGATGAGGGAGCATAAACCTTAAAAAAGTCTATGAGGCTCATTTCTGGACGATAATATTTCGACCTGCCATCCACCGAAATTTGTAGCTGAAAAATCAAAGCCTTCCAGCCGTCTTCATAGGTTTTGAAGATGGAGAAATTCCCATCGTCCTGACCAATTTGGTATTTACTATATCGAAGATTTCCAGGGTTATTATTCCTGTAAGAACATGAACCGACAAACCAACCTTCATACTGCTTTATAGCTTCAGCAAATTGCTCAAGGGTTAATCTTTTTTGTTTACTTTTTTCGGTTTCCAAGGATTTTGATAGTTCCATAATTTTTTCCTGAAGTAATTTGATAATGTTTATGAGAGCCTGAATGTATTGTGCGAAGAATGGTTGTGCCGCAATAACGCTCCAGTATGGGGTAAGTGCCTTAAGATTTCTTTCCCTGTTACCATCAGTTGCAAAGACATCGAATTCTTTGTCATATTTATCCATAGTGTCTTCAGTGGCAATTCCTGCACGTCTTGCTCTGAAGTGCCATACATGATAAATCTCGTGTGACAACACACGGAATATATCTCCTCCATTATCCCATCCCCTTGTCGTAGCAACTTCAACAAATTCAGTTCCTGGAACTATTTGATTATAAAATGTCCAATGTCCAATACTCCTCCCAGAATTCAAAAAGCCAGTTTCCTCAAGGTCATAAAGAAAAAAGACAACGTGGTATAGGTATGGAGGAACAATATTAAGGTCACGAATTTTGTCCTTTGTCCCTTTCGTACCCCACATATCAACCATATTTCCGTTCAGCATCTTACGGACACCAAAACTTTCAAATTCAAGAGATAAATCAGATGTCTCATAGGAAAATTCCACCTCAAACGGAGTTCTGTCCTCTATATACTTTTTCAGTTTCTCAAGGTCGTCTTTATATTCGACCTTAATTCTGTTGGTAACAATGAGTGCTTTGAATTTCATATATTTATTTATTGAAGCCATAAATTAAAACTTTATTTTTGCTTTTTCTCGCTGACGAATCTCTTGAACTATTTTATCCACTATTTTATCCTGTTCTTCTTGAGAATAACGCTCAAAAGCCCCAGTTTTTATTCTGTTTTCAAGCTGTTCATATATTTTTTGCCCTGTCGCTTCAAGAAATCTCGTGTATTCCTCTGGGGTAATTTCTCTGGTTTCTCCAGTCCTCTTATTCTTTATTGTTTGTTTTCTGTTTGGCTTGCCGACAAAAACATTATTATCATCCATCCAGTTAAGAACTGGGTCACTTGAATTCATCAATCGTGGTGTAAGACCCCAGATTAAGTCGGCATTCATTTGACGACCAAACGCATCTAATTTTGGTTCAAGACTTGAAGTTAATCCAACACGATTAAGTATCTTCTCATCAAAATCACGAGCCTCAAATCTTTCTGGGAAGATGATGTCTTTAGTCTGTGTCCATGCGGCTGGAACTGGAATTGAATTAAGCGCAAATTCACCAATAATGTCTTTTACTGGTCTGTATGAATATGGAGAAATTAAATCATATATATCTGAAAAACCTGCAAGATATGACTGGTCGACTTCCCCTCGCATAAAATTAAGGAGACCCGTACCGAGCATGTCCATTATTGATGAATCGTCTGCGTTGCCGTATTTAATACCGTCAGAAATATTCCCTGCCATAGAAAGGACACCAGCAAGAGGACCAAGATTTTGATACGGAAGAACCACACCTCCTGGCAGAATGATTGATTGAGGTCTCCAACCCTTAAGCATTAAAGTGTCTCTTTCATTCTTATCTTTTGGTCCTGCGCCAGTTATTCTTCCTGCCATTGCTAATGGCACTATAGACGCAGTGACAGCCATTCCCATGTACATTTTACCCATTTGTTGATGCCATAGACGCTCTGCAACAATATCAGAAACACGTTCTGCTTCTGCTCCAATAAGTCCAGCATCTGTGGCTATACGAGTTGCCCTACGTTGAATAAAAGGAGTAGATTTCCCCTTATACACACGAAACATATTTAAGAATGGAATGTAATCAATCTTCCTGTCTGTTACGTTTGCAACTGTCCTAACAAAAGGAATGATAAAGTTGGACGCAAATTTAATACCTGCAATCTCACTGTTTTTAAGAGCAGTAACTTGGCGACCAAGTTCTCCCATTACCGTCCTATCAAACTGATTTCTATAAGTTGAGCGTTGACCAAAGGCCTTTGCAACTGAATCATTTAACTGCTTAATAGTCGCTTCATCTGTAAGTCCGTAAGTATATTTACCTGCACGAAGCGCTGCCACTTCACCCTCTTTGGCTATACTTGAGAAGAATGCATCTTGAGCGTCAAGAAAACGACCAACATATTCAACTTTATTAAGAAACTCAAATGGACCTTTAAAGTCTGGTCGGCGGAGAGGCGGTCCTTCATGGAACTTCGACAATATCTGCTGGTCTCCTCGGAGAATTGCAGCAGCATCTTCCCACGCTTTTTTACCACCGCCCACCATTCCAAGAACTCTGTCCATAAAAGTGGAGCGTCCCTCTTTTGTAAATAGATTAGAAAGCGTTTCAGTAACCACATTAGTCCCCGTACCAACCACGTTTCTTATCGTTGTTTTAGGACCAGAGAGTATCGCTGGATACCAAACAGTGAAATATTTATCAACAATATCGCTTTCACGAAGCTTAAGCGCCTTCTGAAGGAATGTAAAGTTATCACCCTCTTTGCCAAGTACCTGCTGTATCTTTGTGAATACCTGTCGGAGAATTTCGTTTTCTCCTGGAGCCACCTCAATTCCAAGTGAGCGAAAAGCATTTGAAAGTTCAGTTCTCATTCCAGCAAACACTTCCACTGTTTCAAGGAGTTTTTCATATTCCATGGTTACATCCTTAAGCTCAACAGCAGAAAGTCTGTCAACATCTTTACCTATCATCTTGTCACGCAACGACTGAACACGGTCATTGATGATTCGTTTTGATTTTACGACATCTTCCGCAAGATTTCCAAAACGTTCATTTAGAATGTTGTCGAAATCTTTTTCAGTCATCTTTGAAGAAAGAGAACGCTCAAGAATATCCTCATTACTCTTCCCGATTCGTTCTTTCCCCGTGACCTTTGGTAAAACCTTGGTATTCAAAAATACTTCAGTCTCCTCATCAAGTGTAATTTTTTCAGCACGAATAGGAGTTGTTTCTGGTTGTCTTCCAGTTGGTGTCCTATCTAATTGTTTCGGAACTTCTTTAATTCTTCCTTCAATCGTTGGTTTAACATTCAATACACGAGTTCTTGGAGAAACGTCTTTTACCATGGCTTGCAATGTCCCAATATTATCAATCCTATCAAGTGAAATGGTACTTCTTTTCTTTGTAACAGAATTATGAACAGCAAGTCGAACAGCTCCATCTTTTGTTGTGGTAATTTTTTTAATAGTTAAATCCTTTCCATTTACAGAAACCTTCGCTCCCACACGAGGAATAGCAACCCGACCAATTTCTTTATCCATTACAATATCAAATTTCTGTGGAACCACCTTTGTTTCCATAGCTTTTGTTTCAATCTGTTTTGTTTTTTGTATTGCAGCAGTCTCGCTAAAGTCCTTACTTTTTTTAAGTTCTTTTGCGATTCCCTCTCCGAGAGATTTTTGTGTTTTTTTAAGTTGTGTTTCCTTAAGAAGCTGGGTGAGAACAGGGGCTTCAGTCTGCGCCTCTTTTCGTGTCAATATTTCAGATACTGCATCAGCAAACCTTTCTGAAGGAGTAGCTTGCGCAACCCCACCTAGTCTAGTGGCTGAAAGTGATTCGGATTCTTTAATAATTGCGTTTGTAATAGATTTTATTTCTGCTGAAATTTGCTTTCCTGTAGCTTCTCCTCCAAGCTTTCTGACCGCAATTGCACCAAGTGTATCCTCTATTACCTCACGATTTTTTTCAAAATCTGGTAACAGGCGAGAAAGCCCCGAAACAGTTTTAGTTAAATCTTTATCAAAATAATGACCAAGCTCGTGAGCTAGTGTTGAAGCGGTAACATCATCAGTCGCATAAATTAAATGCTGACCCGTCTTTGGATTAAACTCATGCCTTGCAAGAATTTTATTACCACTGATGTCAGTACCGAGAGAGCCAACTTTTTTATAGATAATTTCATTACTTCCTTTAATGTAGTTTTGGAGCGCATCCAAATCATTTGTTGCAACAAACAACGGGTCATCGCCCTCTTTTGCAGCCTGTACAACTATCCTTGAATCACCAAGCGCTTCGTTTTTAACTCCAGACTGCTGAATCTTATAAAGCTCATCAGCATTATCAATGTTAGATTCAAGCCGTGTCAAAAGAGACTGCTCTGTTTCTGTCAAGGTTGTTTTTGCTCTTAATTCAGTAATTTTTTCATTAGCGCCCTTTATTAAATTTTCCTTGGAAACAGTTTCTGTTGGACGCACCAAAGTATTTTCCACTGGCAACATCTTCGTGCTGTTCTTAAAAATTGTAGGACGAATAGCACGAAATACCATTCCACCTAAAGGAAAAGCAATACCAAGGGCGGTATCAATTCCAGCACGCAAAGCTCTATGTCTTTCGTCCTCTGGTTTAAATGTTTCTTCAATTTGTCCCACAAGGTTCCACGCTCCAATATTTGTGAGCATTTGTCCGACAACGTAATGGGACTTTATAAAATTAGGAGCAGCATAGGCGATTCCTCTTGCTAAAATATTCTCTGCAGCCGCAAAAGGGGCAAGAATACCTGCGAAATCCGCACCTCCTCTAATGGCTGAAAGTTCGCTATCTTGGGGCATTAAAACCTTACGAGCCATTTGTTCTGCCTGTAGCTCGTCCATCCCATATTTTGTAGCTTCGTTTACGAAAGCTTTTCTCTCTAAATAATTGACGGCACCAAGAGAAAGACCATTCGCTAGACCCATTGCTGCTTGTCTAGCAGATTCTTTTGGGTCTTCAATTACTTGCTTTGCAATATTAAAAGCCTCTCGTGGCGCACCAGTAATTGTTCTTTTTGCTAAAGTGCTAAAGGATTTTTCCTTTTCAGCGAAAGAAGCTGCCTCATCTGCCGCAATACGATAACGCCTTATTCTTGCAAAATTTGTTTCTTCGCTTGGTCTAGGAGCGGAACCAATAGTATTTATTCCATCACCCTTAAGAAGCGCATAGGGATTGTTAGCTATGCGCTCTCGTGTCTGCTTTAATTCTTTGTAAGGATTTTTTTCTTCCATATATTTTATACCGAAGGTGTCGGCGCACGAACTCCCTTCTTTCTTAATCTTTCAATTCCCTCAAGGTCAAAGAACCCATTAGCAGGATTCAAAAAGAAAGCATCCGCTTTTTCCACAAGTCCAGGAAACTCATCCTTCATAAGATTTCTCTCACGAATATATGCGTCAGGGTCATAGGTTCCGTCTTCCAATTTTGCGTCCTCCAGTTGAATTTGCATTACACCCAATACGTTATCAGTGGTTGCATCATCTACTTTTCCACTTCCACCACTTGAATCACTTTTACCAACAGCCCCGACAGGAGTAACGGTTATCCTATCTGCTCGTTTATCATAGGCAATAAGTCTTCCTATTCCAGAATCATCAACTTGTAATGTTGTATAAATATCTCCAGCGCTTCCAAGACCTGTGTAGGTTGTACCGTCTGGGAACGTAAGCTTCTGACCTGCAGGGATTTTTTCAAGCAGGTCAAGCATATCTTTTTGTGCGGCAACCCTATCTTTTTCTGCCGCAGCTTTAGCAGTTGTTCTTATTGTTTCAAGATATTGTTTCGTAAATCCAGGAACGCCATAATATTGGTCAATTTGCGCAGCCCTTGTTGGGTCCAGCTCAAGAGTCTCATCATTAAGAGCAACCTCGCCAAACGCTGAAAGATCTGCTTCAATTTTCTCTCTGAAAAATTTATCCTGCTGACGTTCTTCGTTAATAAGGTCAAGAGATTGATTAAAGAAATCAACTTTCCTTTGGTGAATTGTTTTTTCAATATCTTTAACTTCCTCAACACGAAGACGTGCAAGAGCAAATTGTTTATCATCAATCGCATTGTTTGCCTGTCTGATTGCTTCAGCTTTTTTACCTTCAAGGGTTGTAACTTCACTTCGATGTGTCTGCGCCAAATTAAGCATAACTCCTTGAGCAGAAGCAGAAGGACCAAGATAACCACCAAGACGAGCAATCGTTGATGATGTCGCCCCACGTTCTTTTTTTTGTTCGAGTTCGAGATTCTGTTTTGCTCCTGTAAATTGTGATTCTATTTGAGCCACTTCTGCCTTCCTTCTTTCTTCAAGAGCTTTAATTTGCTCATCAATTAAAGAGAGATACTGATTAGACGCATTCTGCGCTGATTCAACACCGTCTTCTGGGGATGTAGGAAGTAAAGAACGAGCTTCTGTCGTTACATTCTTTTCCTCCTGAACTACAGGCTCCGAAGATGAAACAAATTCTTGTGTGTTTGTTTTTTGTTGGTCAGCAAGTGTTTGTGCTTGTTTTTGCAAATCAACAAGTTTTGTTTTTGCAGCCTCAAGGGTTTTTTCGTAGTTAATTGTTCCATCGGAGTTGATGAACAATCCTGAAGGAGTAAAGCCAGAGGAATCTTTTGGAGCAGACGGCGCTGATGTTTTTACTGCGTTTGACTGTGCCGAAGAAGGCTCCGAGACTTCTGGTGTTGGAGAAGCGGTAGGAGGAGTATTATAAGCACCCAAGGCTGTTCCTCCTGGACCTGTCTCGATATATCCTTTTTCGTTAAATGGTAATTGTGCCATGATGATTACAAGTTAGTGTCAGCCTCTTGTATTTGAATCAACATTTGTGTAGTTGATAGAGACTGTCCAACCTTCACAGTCTGTGACCCAGCAGATGTGGAAACTGCCCCTGCAGTATTAGATAAATAATATTTCTTCCCCGCAGTTAGCCCTGACATTGTAGCAACTCCTGCTACTTGAATAACACCAGACGCATCAAGGGCAATTGCCGTAGTTGCCACTCCGATTACTTGACCTGAACGAGTATTTGCGCTGCTTGCGTTTGCTTTCAAAATACGCCCAGCGACAGCAAGTTGCGTAATCTGAAAATATAAATCACCAGCCACGGTTGGAGTGGTCCACCCACCGCTATTAAGATTTATTTTTACTGCACCACCTGAATAACTTGCACTCTTTTTGTATTGAGCAATGTAATAATTTGTTCCATTGGAACCAGTTGAACGCTTAAGCACAAGCCAGTAAGTTGTAGAAGCATTCACAGTATACGGACTTGCAAAAGTAAAGGTGGTCGCCGCATAAGTTCCAGTCAAAGTAGACCCATCAACCACATTTGAAGTAGCAAGAGCAGAGCCAGAAGGATTGCCGCCACTATCTGCTTGTATTTCTATTGTTAAATTATCTGTAGGTGAATTCGATTTTTTTAGTGATACAACAACAGTTTTAATTGCAGTATTTCTTGAAAATTGAATTGATTGAGCAACATTAGCCCCTTCTAAATCTCCTGCAGTGTTGTCACTGGTATCTGAAGTCGTCCCCCATCCTACATTATTCCCTGTATTTGCAGACTGGTCTTCCCTAGTGATACTTTCTGTCCCATCAGCAATTGCAACAACATCATACTGTGAAACGGCTTCATCTGCAGTTAATGTCTCTTGTATCACCACATTAGTCATATTAGAAGCATCAAGAGCAGGGTTTCCAGTAAGATTAGAGGCATCAAGCGCTGGGAGTGCTGTGCCTGTTGCTCGAACTATCTTCCCTGATGCGGCGGCGGCTGACACATCATCTGCTGTGACATATTTATTTGAATTCGATGGTGTACCCGATGTACCAACAAGAGCATCCTGCTGGTCTTCAGTAATGTGTTGATTCCATCGAGGAGCAAAGTAAAGTTCAGTAGTGCTTTTTGAGATACCAACGGTCACTTCGGTAGTGCCAGCGCTGTTTGAAATCCCGCCTGCAGTGTTTGAAGCGTACATGGTCTGACCTGCTGTCAAACCGCTTTGGTTATCATCAACACCTTGAAGAAGAACGCCTCCTGTAATTACGTTCCCGTCAGTACCTGCTCCTTGTGCAATACCAAGAAGAACATTCTCGACTGTAGTTGCGGTATCAGCATCACAAAGCTTCCACTCATTATCGGTATCATCGAAGTAGACAAGATTTCCTGCTGCAATGGTTGCACCAGCAGTACCAGGAACAATGACGTTAATGGTTGTAAGAGTACCAAGCACCGCAGCATCAACATATGCCTTTCGTGCAAGGTCGTTATTTCCTACGGGGTCTCCTGCGGAAGTCGCAGGAAGTGAGGAGAATGTTTTTACTCCACCAATGGTTTCATCACTGATGGTGTCAACAAAATGTTGAAGAAGTTGTGGGAAGTGAGTACCAAGCTCAACAATCGTATCACCCTTAACCCAAGTGAGTTTATTTGCTGATACTTCAGTTGTCAGGTCTCCAGTAAATTTAAGACCTCGGCGGCTGATAGTGATGGATGCGCTTGCGATTGTGGTCGGGTCAATCTCCATTATTTCAAGGAGAGTTCCTGCTGCGTTCCTGAAAGCAGCGTAGGCAACCGAACCTAAATCAGAAGAAGTCAGGTCGTTTCCATCCCATCCTTCGATATTGTCCAACTTGAAAGATGACGAAGCCCCTGTAATGGTCTCCGCAAGTCTTTTCGCTGGAACTGTGATTGGTTTAATGTCTGCCATGTTAATATTATATAACTACTAAATTGATTTGACCCTGTTGGTATCTACACTTACATCCTCCTTCAATCCGAGACCGTATCGTGTAATCTCGTAATCAAGGTCCTCCCCGTTGGATGTATGACCGACAGAGAAGAAATTGCCATACTGAAACGGGAAATAAACCCTAAACGAGAAGTGCCTGCGACCATCGGCATCGGGGTCACTGAAAGTCACTGACATCGGGTCAATTGCGAGAGGATTTCCACCCAAGAATGCCTGACTTGCTTCTCCATCCAACAAACCTTCCTCGGAAGCAGCAAAGGTGAATTCAAGAAACGCATCAGACGCAAAGTCTTTCCACGCTCTAAACGTCACCGAAGTGCCTCCTCGGATATATCCCTCAACAAAGAGGGCGTTCATTGCTTGTAAGCTGGATTTTGAAGAAGTGAGATTGAAGAAGTGTGTCGCAACTTCTGAATGAATCGGGTATCGAGTTGTACCAGAAACATCTGCGTGCTGGTCTTGATACATTTTATATACGTTTGCACCATTGCTTTCCGCATAACACAATTCGTCATTAAATACCTCAAGCGCAAAGGCAGGAAGGTCCCAAATACCTTCAAAGAAGCCCCTGTCTTTTTTGTTGTAAATCAGAATGATGTCGTTATCAGTCTGTGAATCATTCGATTTAAGAGGAATATGAATTTTGTCTTTGAATTCCGCACCACGACCAAGGTCACTCACATCGCAATTATCGAGAAATCGCTTAATAACGTGACCGATATTTTCAGTCTGTGGCTTCAAATCTTTTGCTCGGACACGACCAATTGAAGTAAATTTTTTGTCGGCAGTAATGAAGTAAATATCATCAGAACCCTTAATGGTTTTTCCAATGCTTCCAATACCAGCTTTCAAAGGCTCACGAACAGCGAGGTCATTTGTATCCTGCGAATACTGAAGTGCCTCAATATATCGGGCTTTGAAAAGATACGCATTGTCTTCTTGGTGTTGGACATCCGTCCACTCACCTCCTCCATAAGGAGCAGAGATAATATCTCCCTCTCCTGCTGTCCGAGATGCGCTGAACCCGAAATCAAACGGGTCACTTAATTTTGAAACAAATACGCTTCCACCTGCACTGTAACCTTGTAAAGCGCCACCACTGCCACGAGCAAGAGCAGAACGCACGTTACCGACAATAATTCGGTTCAGATAGTTTGTAAGTCTGTTTCCCCTTGGAGCGCTTGCATACGTTGTTGGAACAAGTGCAACAATTGCATTGTCCGCACCTGCATGTGCGCTTGTGACTGGAAACTTGTTGTATTCAACAAGACTGGTATATGCAATAGTTGTTCCGTTATAAATAATTGTTCCAGTTTCAGGAAAAGCCAACCTTCGGATTTCAAAGGTGCAAGCCCCTGGGTCAGAACCAAGAGTATCAAAAGTGAGTGTGTCAGTTGTGGTGTCAGTAATTTCACGAATCTTTCCGATATGGGTTCCTGACGTAATATAAATCCAAAATGTATTCCATTGGTCCGCAGCCCACGGAGCGCTTGTTACCTGCACCGTAGTTGCAGAAGTTGTACCGTCCGCAGTCCCTGAAAAGAAGGATTCGTCCTCAAGAACGGAATCAACGACAACATTGGTTTCTCCGCCAGAGAGAGCGCCATTCAACTGGGTCAATGCCCCAGTCCAACGGAAATAATCATCGAAGCGATTGCATCCGATGAGGTAATCTTGATTGCTTGTGTTCACAAGTGATGAGACATACCCGAATTCTTTATCTGCGGTGAAGCCGTCTTTGATTTTGAACCACCCCACGCTTGCGTGATTCTTGGAGTAACCCTCCATCTCATCATCGTAGTTTTTAATTAAAATTTCGTTCGTACCAAATGAACGCTTGAACGAGTAGAAGCCACGAATCTTCTTTGCAGAAGAATTACTAGAGCCAAGAAGGGTCACGCCAGGACGAGGAGCTAGACCACCACGGTCAGTCACAATCGCATTTTTCATAATGCGCAAAGAACCGAAGGGAGCCTTCGTTGTGTCCTCAAGGGCGTAGAACCCTAGTTTGAACTTATCTAAATCTAGTAATACTTCTTTTGCCATACGCTATTGAATAAAATCGTAATAACCTGTTGACATGATTTTTGCCTCGCTCGGATAATCAATAATGTACTTGCTCAAAATCGCATCTCTATCCTTCTTCAAGTCATCAATTTTGGTTTGAGGCAAATCTGTCTCCTGGGCTGCTAATACTCGACCTTCGGCAACGATGAGGTTGTATTCATCAGTATCAGCCACCAGAAAATCCGCATCGTTGGTTGAATTTTCAATATATGTTCCTGACGAATTCTGCCAACCGTACTTTGTGTAGTAGTGGACATTGTGTACGACACCCTTCTTCAGAACGAGAAAATCAAATTTGTAATCACTCTCGCTGACTTTCGCAGCCGACTTATTCATAAAGATTGCGAAGTAGGTAATCGCAGTATCGTCTGGTGTGCCACTATCACTCAATGATTCGATGTCGAATCGAAGTAAATTCCATCCAGTCACAAATGCCGTACCGTCAGCCTGTGCGGTCACGGTCTTTGCATGATATACACTGGCACTACTGCCAAAGCGTAGAGTGTAGCTTGTAAGATTTGTGGTGCTTGTAATTCTTGCAAAAACGAAGAAGGCGCTTGTCCCTCCAAGATAGTCAGAAATATCGAGCGAATTTACGTTGGCATTTGATATGCCTGCAGTGGTTCCTCCTGCGCTTGAAATATTAAATTTGAGAGAACCTCCGCCTCTCACATAATCAGCATCATCCGCCGCTAGACTTTCTCCATCTCCAAAGACCGCCCAGTTTGCGCTGGCTCCTGAAGAAAGACCATCAAGCTCTGCGACAACAACAGTCTTACTGTCTACTGCAGAATTGATGAGCAAAAGGCGTTGGACATTGTAATCGTCAATAGCTATCTCACCAGAGACTTTGCCATTGTGCCTACGGAATTCTTCTGCGGTAGTTAGGAAAAACTCACCGTCTTGCCTTTTTGCTTGTGCAGGAATGTCTATTATCTTATTCCCCTTAAGGTCAGAGGGACAGTTGTACTCGAAAATTCCGTTATATAAGTCAGGGGTGAGGGTTGCTCGCCTTTTTGCAGAACGAAGGTCGTGCTTTAAAAATAGGTTCCTGACAGATTCGTTTACAGTATCTTCAACAGAAATCAACATACCAATTTTGCCTTGGATTCCTCGATTGATGTCTGATTTGAGTTGTGACCTTGTATAAATAAAACTCATATTTTACAGTTACCATTGAGTAATTTTTTAATTTGCGAAACAGAAATTTCTCCATTTATTTCTCCAACAGAAAAACCATTAGGACAATTATAATTTATAATATCTTCTATGGAAAAAACATCTTGAATTGATTTAAAATCACTTGTTAAAACATTTTCCATTTTATTTTTTAGTTTTATAAATTCATTTGGGGTAAATGTTTCATTTATTTGCCTACCATTTATTTTAATGCGATCATTAAAATAATAATCTCCTCCTGAAATAGAGACAGTTAATATCATAACAGTTACAATAGCTTTTTTTTTACCCGCCATTATCATTTTAGTATTTCTAGTAAACATTATCTTAAAACTAGACTTTTAAAAATCTCAGCTATTCCACTTAACCCGATAACTCCCACTCCTCCTAGAGCAAGCCACATCATTTTTTCTAGCCAAGAAAGACGGGTATCTATATGGCTAAATTTTTTTTCGTCATCCTCAATATGGTCACGGGCTACCGTTTCTGTATTTTTCAAAAGTATTTTTAGCTCTCCAATATCCTGCCGAATTTGTCCGTAGCCATTAGTTTCCATATTACTTACAACTTATTGCTGACAACGTGAAGGAGCTTCCTCCAGCTGGAACATACGCATAAACGGCCGTTCCAGCAGAGTCAAAAAGTGCCAAACACGAACCTTTATTTTGGTTTGGTTTGCCGAGGGTAAAGGTTGAAGTGGCATTATTTGTGCTTGTGGCCACCGTAAGCATTGAAGTAAGAGATGTTGTTGTTCCTATGCCTAAATATCCGTTGTTATTTAAAACAATAGATTCAGTTCCATTTCTTTGTATAATCAGGGGAGTGCTTGTTCCCGCCGCATTTAATGTTATATTTCTTGCCGCCTCTAATTTTAAGCTTCTGTAATTTCCATTTGCGTCAATTGCAACGTCGCAAACCTGCTCTGTAAAACTAATTCCTGCGCCAATGGAAACACCCTGCCAAGTAGATTGACACCCACCAAAATCTAACCACTGCATTGTTCCAGACAAACTAGAATTAAGATCAATAGCAATAGTATTGAAACTAGCCTCCTCCATATCCAAAAACCTAAACGTACTCACCCCTGAAGTATTAGCTGTAAAAAATGAGGCGGGAGACACTGCGTTTGAATGAATAGAGCCAGTTATTTGTAATCCGGCGGCAATGGTGCTTGTCGCCGTGGTGCTGGTGGCTGATATTGTTGTTCCAGTAATAGAGCCGGCGTTTAAAATAGAATATCCACCCATATTTAAATCACCTCCCGCTCTAGTAAAAGACGTGCTTGAAGCAAATAAATTAGTAAAATAACCAGCTAAAAATGGGTCTGACGGTGAACCTATCGTGTAAGCAGAATCACTTGGTATCCAATTATTTGTATCATTTAAAGAAAACGGTAATCCTATAATTCTATCAGCGTTAGTTAAAGAAACCACACCAAAAATAATAAATATTGATAATAAAAAAGAATAAATAATTTTATTAAATTTCATTTTTTTAAGCCCAATAAGGATACCCTGTGCTAATGTAAAAAGTTTTTGTAATTCCATATTTATTTATTACTGTCTTATTTTACCGGTAACATAACAAGAAGCCGAAACGGAGGTAATACTCCCGTTATCATCTGTTAAGGCTACATGAAGAGCGAGACCTGGTGCCCCCAAAAGCCTGGAGACATTGGTGGAACTGCCCATAGTATTACTCGCTAAATTTGGGGTTCCTCCCTGCGTAAAGGTTAAAGAAGTGCTAGTGGCTAAAATGTTATTTACTATTCCAGGCGTTCCCTCAACTACGGAAAAAGTTATAGAATCCCCAGAACCCGCACCGGAAACAGCATCAATTAAACAAGCAAAAGACGATATAATCCCAGGAAACTGTCCGGCCCTTAGAATGGTGTAATTTCGAGAAAAACCATTTCCAAAACAACCTACAACAGAACCCCCACTTGGGCCAGCCACTAAACAAGGAGATGTTGTGGTGCTATTCAAATCTGTACTCATTGAAAACAAGTTTGAGAAGAAAACTCCGTTACCGTTAGGATCGTTAATAGCATCACTCTTATTCACAAAGAGGAAAAGTCCCAATAGGATAAGTGCCAAGACAATTAAGATAAGGTGTGTTTTATTCATATAGATTGATTAACTCTAAAAATATCCATCTTAAAATCCATATCAGGCAAAAGCCCCGCCGAACAAGAACATGAGCCTGTAGCCGGAACAATTCTGTATTTAGTCCTAAAGCCAATGGTATCTATCGTTCCGCCCCACGGAAGGGCGGAGTCCACGGTTATCACTGTGGCGGTATTACTTACAATGTTTCTAGTAGACATAGCCCCAATTCCTCCCTCAATAATAAGTCGAGCGCCAGCGTGTTCGTTTGTAACCCAAGATTTTGTATCATCAGTAAGTCTAACAGCGTTTGTGCTACTCGCTGTGGCATAACCGGAACCGTTAGCTGTAGACGTGGCTGTGGCAAGACAACCCTCTCCAAAACCTATATTAGGGTAGTCATCCGTTACTTGAAGTTGGACATAGGTGGATGATGTCGCTGTTGTTGAAACATTGTAAGAGGTGGTTGCCCCTGCGGTGTTTAATACTTGCCCGCCAACATTAAAAGAAAAGCCGTTTGGATAATAATTAAATTCATTTGACGGGCGGTGTGTCCCCATTGGAGAAACACCGTCTTTCATTAAACGAACATTGCAACTTAATGTGGTGCTGGCGGTAGAATGAATTGTCATCTCACCTCTCTGTATCCACCAATTAGACCAGTCTTCTTTATAAAACTTTGTCCTAGAGTCCGTGCAGTTTCTCCATGTTCCCGTTTGCCAGTCAACACAGTAAGGCAAAGACGAGCCGAGTGTTTGCGATTCTATTCTTACAGTTTTGCTTTCTCCGCCAGAAGCCGTGACATCGCAAGGTTCATTACCTGGCCTATTTACGTCAACAGCATTTAAAAGAGATGGCCAACCCCCGCTTGTTGCTCTCATTGAGGCATTTGGCCCAAGAGTTATTCTAGCGTTCTGTTTAGTGCCCAATGATGTCGTGGTATTACATCCAATGCCAGCTTTGTCTGGATGATATTGAGTATTTTTAGAGATAATAGTTCCATTAAAAATTATATTTGAAATATAAGAAACCGCCCCCGTACCAATTAAACGAATACAAGAGTTTAAAGACGTGCCAGAACTTATACAAGTGCCATTTATAACTAAATTTCTAACAGATGAGGCTAAGGCACTTGGGCCGATATACGCCTCCATTGCCGGTTTATTAGAGGCGGCCGTCTGATTATATGTTCCGTCTATCACCACCGCCTCCGAATTTCCAACCTCCAAAAGCGATTGAGAACTGCTAAATCCTGTAATGTACGTTTCCGGTAAAATATGAAGATTATCACATTCGCCAGAATATCCGTTATAATCACAGCCATCAGCTTCTCCCCATCTTGGAGCTGTTGTATTTATAGAACCAACTTCTAAAGAAATTTGATTACCTCTAACCCAGGCAGAAGAACCTATTTGTTTACCATCAAAAACAACTGTGGGTAAAACAAAAAGAGTGGAAGAAGTTGCCATTATTTCCGATTTTAGATTTTGGCCCGCTATAACAGCGGCGGGGCCGACATAGTTTTCAAAAATACCGCCTTCATTCGTGTCAGTGTTTATTGTTGCCTTTAATTCTCCTGAACATCCATCGCACCATATTCCCATTTGGAAGTTGCTTAAATCAGAATTTTTAGTGAATTTTATATTAAGTGGAGTATCAAAAATAAGATTTACATTATTATCAAAATCCCCAGAATCAGCCCAAGCGTCCCCAAATTTAAAACAAGGAGTAAGATTTTGGATCACGTCACTTAGTGTTTGCGTGCATTCCAAAACCAAAGCAGACCAGTTGCCCACAAAGTGTATTTTAGGAAGTTTTTGCGTTCCAGTACAATTAGGAGCGGTAGAACCCGATGGAGGAGTGGTATCTCCGCAAATTATAATACTGCTGTTTAAATTATAACTTTCTTTTTGTGGAGGAGCGATAAGATAAACTTCTGTTTGAGTAGTTAAAGTACCAGATGGCCAAAGAATTGCGTTTATAGCAGATTGAAACTCTGGAGCTAAATTTCCATCTTCATTTTCATCCATAATTTCAACACAATTAGTTGAAAATGAATCACAACTTAAACCATTCGTAAAAACACTGGTTCTATCTGCTTTAGCGGTTAAATTTAATCCAATTACAAAAACTAAAGCTATTGTAAATGAATAAATAAATGATTTAATTTTTTGCATTTAATTATCACTACCCAAAGATATTTTAATCGTCACAGAACCCTGCGTCCAACTAACAGGAATAACAGTAAGATATTTCAAATAATTTATATTTACCTCATAAGTATTTAAAATATCTGTTCCCGCAACAACAATTCCAGTATTTCCATTAACAGAAGCTCCACTTTGAAGATTAACTATTTGAACAAAATCATAAGGATTTATATCAGATTGAGTAGCCCCAAAATTTGGAGTATCTCCATGAAAATTAGAATCTGCTGATATTTTTCCTAAAGAACCGGCCACTTTTAAAGTTAAAGTAGCAGTTCCAGAAGTAATTACAGTTAAAACAGACGCTTTAAAATCTTGAACTGAAATAATTTTAGGAGCAATTACACAAATTCCATCGGCCCCCGCTCCCGCTCCACTTCCCACAACATTACTTCCAGTATATCTATCTTGAATAGAAAATGTGTCTGCTGTTAATCTTGTAATCTTAAAAATACCATTAGCTGCGATATTAGTAGTATGACCATAAATCAAAACCAAATCACCTGTAGCAAAACCATGAGCTGTCGCAGTAATCACAATAGGAGTGGCATCCGTTGATGAGGTTATAGTAACAGGAGTGACGCTGTTGAAAATAGTATATTCTTTAGTATCCCTCATAATAATTTTTTAATTTATAAACTCCCAGCTTCATCGCCGCCTCCCTTTTGGAGAGGCAGAGTGAAGCTACGAGACTGCTTACGCAGCGTCCACAGCGGGCCAGAGTTTGCCAGAAGCATCCGCCGTACCCGTGTAGTAGTTCTCGAAGAACGCAAGTCCCGTACCAGCAGTGGCGATAAGCTCACTAGTGGTGTCGAGCGAGGTGACGAGGTTGTATGCAACGATGCCAGTGTTGTCTGTAGAGCTTCCCGTAAGGAAGATGCCGACAGAAGCGTTCGTCGCACCAGTCACAAAGAGCGAATTCCGAACTATGCGCACGTGGCGAAGGGTGTCCCCCGTAATCGTAAGGAAGTGACCAACATCGTTAGTCGCCGCCATCGTCACGTCGTTATCCGCAATCACTACACGGTCCGCATCTCCCAAGATTGAGATAAATGCGTTAGGAGCGAGTGCAAGACCCCACCATCGGTTTCTAATGACCTGTAGACCGTCACATGCGTTGTTGGTCGCACCCGTGACAACGATAGACATGAAGTGCAGAACACTAGAGTTATCGATGAAGTCGCCGCCTTCAAGTTTGAAGTTGGCGCAATCGCCAAGCGTAAACGCTGCTGCGACGTTATCGAAGTTCCCGACGAAACGACCACCCTTCCACGTTACGTTTGCAGCAGAAACCGTGATGGTTGCTTCGGCAGCGCTGTAAGTGAAGATAGGGGCGTTTGCGCCGTGACCGAGACACACGATGTTGATTCCAGCCACGTCAAGCGTAGTGCTCGTATTAGTGATGGTTTCAGTATGTCCAGGGAGGACATAAATCGTGTCGCCTGAAGCTGCGGTGCAGAGACCGACTGCGGCATCTACAGTTGCAGCAAACAGGACTTTTCCATCTGCGTCTGGCTGGAAGATATTCTTGTAAATATCAATGTGAGCCAAAGCCGATGCCCCGACAACGATAGTCTTGCCAGCATTATTTCCTTGAAGGCGGTCTGCAATCAATTGTCCGTATCCTACGTTAATGTTGTGATTCATGGTGTGATGCGCTATTGGTCCGTCCTCCGTCCTAAAGAGAGCAAGTCTCTCTCATAACCCGTCGCGCGAATTATTGTAATGACTATTAAGCAATCGCATCACCTGTATCAGGCTGTAGCATCTCCTGAAGAAAAACCGATCCAAGCTCCAGACACGGTAACAACCATGTAACCAGCTCTTGTACCGAAGTTCCAATCATCAGTGCTAAACTCCTCCGCATTTGAGCCTTCGACAGGCGGTTTCTTGAGGTGCGGTTCCTCGTGCATACCAAGGTATAGCGTTGAGTATTCACTCGAAGCAAGACCCCAGTATTTTGCCTTCGTGCTATCAGGCGCACCATCCTTGTCTGTGGCAACACGAGGGAGTAGAACAAGTCGGTACTTATTCTGATATACGTTGACTACACCATTATTATTTTGTGTCGGGTTTGAAGTCGAACGCAAAAGTTCACGAGCGGTGTTAACGGTATTTGGGTCGTCTGTAGTCCACAAGATGTCATCCGTTATATACATCTTCTGACCGAACTGGTTATAGCAGTTCTCGACACGCATCTTCTCCATTGATTCCAATGCGCCACGGGACAATTGAGGATTGTTCGCAAGGCGATTTCGGAATGTAGTTGAAGACCCGTTAAGTGTGTGGGCTGTACTAAAGAGAGCTAAAGTGTCTCCAATAGTTGTGTCCACAGTCACTCCATCCTGGTCAACATAGGATGTTGCGGTACCAAAACCAATGCGGTGAGCAAGGTCAAGATCAATTCGGTTTGGCGCAAGTTTACCAAGATTGGTAAGCTTTTGTTTAATCTCGAAATACTTTCCTTGTGAACGCATTTCGTAGGAAATACCGATATCCTTTGCAATTCGGTAAAGGGTACCAACTTTTGAGTAACCTTGCTGTACCTTAGCACGGTTAGCTTGTGCGCTCTCGTTTTTGCGAGAAGCGTACTCCTCAAGGTCAATCTCCGTGAATTCACGGGTATTACCTGTGAGCATCGGAATCGGAATCTCTTTTACGAGACCTGACCCACGCATTACCTGTGGAACACTATCCTTACCCTTATTCCACATGATTTCTGCGTTTCGCACGAAATCCGACAGACTGTTAATATTTAACTCCACAATCTTTTAAGATTAACAACTAATAATATGTGATTAGTAAGCACCGTTTACTTTAAGGTAACCACGAACCTTTGTGCCTGAACCGCTAATGACCTTGAATACGTCATTAGTTGTGTCGTCCAAGTCAACAGTAGTTGAATTGGCTGCACCACACTCAACACCCTGATGTGTTGCCAATACGAACGTATCAGCAGTATCAGCCTCCCAAACAACGTGACGCTCCACTGGAACCAAAATAGGAACCTGTCGAGCTGTTGCGTAGTCATCATCAGTAGAAGCAATTGCTTTAATAATGACACCAGCAATGTCTGTGTCGTTGTCATCAGCAGGTGCTATATAGCCAGATGTCCACTCAACGAGTGAATCCTTACTAAATGCTGTTGAGACAGTGACATCGAGCCACTCAACTTTTGTCTTTCCTCTAACTTTTTTAAAAGCCATAATATAATATTTGTTTATGTACTAGATTGATGATGATTGTCTTGTTTGTTTACTACAGTTGTCTCTGCGCTTGAGGTTATCCGTCCAGTACGGCGGAACCTCGGACAATAATTTTTTAACTACGGTTTATTCCACGAATCAGCCTTGCGAGCTGAAGTGAGGTGATGGTCGCCACCACCTCGCTTCAACTAACAAAAAAGGGCAGACGTGAACATCCCTTTCGAGATTATTCAATGTCCGCCTTTCTTTGGTGGGACAGGTATTAAATTGCCATAGATGATACCTTAATTATATATAACTAAATACTATAATCAAGTATTAAGTTGTGGATAACTTGTTTCACTCGCCCCAAGTCTATGACGATTTACCGTCTTAAGAATATCCTGGGGCAACCCATCACGAAGCTGTAATTCAACAACGCCAAATCGGTATTGATGGCGTATAAGCCAAATCAATTCGATTTCCTTTGGGTGTAATTCACCAAGGTCTTTACTCGTTATCGTTTTTTGGGGCTTCTGATTTTGCATTAGGAGTATTTACAATTATCTTGTGAGCCTCAATAAGTGAACGCTCAAGCACAGCGTTTGCTCCTGGAGTAAATGAATTTGTTTCACCTGTCCATAGTGCATGTGTCGCTTTATTGAACGAATTATACAACTCATTCGATATTGAGTTTGTCAATGTCTCAATTTCATCACCTTTTAAATCATGCTCCGCAATAACCGCCAAAACCTCCTTTGTAATCATCCTAATTTTCTTCTTTCCAAGAACACTAAAGTCCGTTGGAGCGTCTGTAATTAACGCTTCATACGCACTCTTTGGCATAAGTTCTTTATGACCCCCATCATAATGTACGGTTACTACTTCATTTCCACCATGTGTTTTGATTTCCTCAAGAACAACGTGGGATACTTTCCTTGGACCGACAAAAAATGTTTTTTCTGTTTCACTCATACTAATTTACAAATACAATTGGTAATGTAACTTCACGACCATCCGACAGCATGATTGTGAATTCAACTCGACCATCTTGGTCTTTTGATTCTTTAATAACTTCTCCTTCAACCTTCTGCGCAACTCGTGCAAAGGTACGATATGTCATTGGACTTGTTTCATCCCTCTCTCCATCTTTACCAAGAACAAACAGTTTAATTTGCTGGTCCTCGTGGAGTTTGCCAGATTCGTCAAAGTAAACATCATCTTTAACCTTAACCCATCCAACAACAATCTTTCCTTCCCATGTACTAACTTTTGCTTTTTTAACAAGTTTCCCTTGGCTTCTCGCTGCCTGAATTCTATTCAAGCGCCCGACATCTGCCGCTTGTTTCAAATCCTCAATATCTTGTTTCTGTGATTCAACGGTATCAACAAGTTTCTGCAACACTTCAGCATCAACTTCAACTGTCTTCTTTGATTTTTCTACTTTAGATTCCTGATTAACAGGAGCTTTTGTCTTCTCTGGTGCAATAGTGCTTGATGCGGTTTGAGAAGGCGCTTGTGCCGTTCCTATACTTACACCAGGAGCAATGTTCACATTCGGAGTTTTTGATTCTTCATTGTTCATATATTTTTAATTGTTATTTTATTAAGATTGTGCTTCTGGAGCATATTTTTTGGCATCTTCATCAGAAATACCAAACGCCTTACGCATTGCCTTGCCATTTTCAGTTTCTTGCGCAGTACCACCACCTGTACCCTCTCCAGAACCATTCCCTTTAGTTCCTCCGCTACCCATATTATCCATAAAATTAGGAGCTGGTTTATTTCCTGTTGCTAGTAAAAACGCTTTCTCAAGTCGTTGCTGTACCTCTATCTCATTTGCTGGGGCTGGTTTTCCTTCACTATACTGGTCATACTCGAATTCAATTTTCTTCTTTAGTTCTGGGTCTCCTTTTGAAAGTTTATCCAAAATCTTCATCTTTGAACCAGAAATAAAACCTTCCTTCATTTCATTTATCTGCTTCGTGAAGTCAGCTTTTAATGTCTCAAGAGCAGTTTCTGCGTCTTTCTTCTGCTGAACCAAACGCTTCTTTTGAGCATCATTGCCACCACCTGCCTCCTCATACTCTTTGAGTTTGTTTTGCGCCTCCTCAAGAGCTTTGGTTGCATTAGTAAGTTCACCACTCTTGTCTGGATTTTGTTTTACATACTCCTCAATGGCTTCTTGGTTTTTAGCCTTAAGCTCATCCTCTGTGTATGCCTCAACTTCATTTCCATTTTCATCGTAAAATTTTGCCATAATGTTATTTTAATTTATCTTTTAATTCTTGTGTCTCCTCATCGGATAATCCTTGTTGGTACGCAATCTGTTCGTTAATCATTTCTTCCCCCCATTCATCAAGAAGCCATAAAGCATTGATTGCTCCCTTAAGGTACAAATCATATTCATGTTGTGGTAACCCAAAAGTATTTCTATTCACTTTTTCAAAGTCACCACGCAATGTTGTAATAATTTGTTTCAGCTTGGGTGCGAGATAATCCTTATGGAACCCAGCTACTTGAGAAACATACAATTTACGTTTTTCATGGTCAGACGGCGAAGGGTCTCCAATATTTACATCAAGTATTGGATGCTCTTTCGCTTTCTGACTACGAAGCGTTGTAAGTTCCGCATCCTTAACGAGGAGTTTATTTTTCCAATCAGATTGAATTTCTCCAACCTCTGATTTGGTTGCGCCTCCTAGAAGGCGAATTAGTATCTCTTTCATATCTATTCAGCAGCTATCGCACTCGGTACACTCCCTCCTGGTACACCTGCCTGGTTGGTGCGACCCTGTATCGTCTGCCCTAAAGCAGAAGATACCCCAGCCATGTCAGGTGTACCCTTTTTAAACAACTTTGTCCTGCTTACATTCCAGACTTTTGAGTATTGTTCTTCAAGTCCATCAATGTTAGGCATAGAACCAAGTTGCATCATCGTTAGTATGTCGGATAGCTGCTCTCTAAATAGAAGTTTGAAAAATGCTGAAGTCTCTTTTTCTCTCGGAGTAATCACTACATACCATCTTATCTTTGCGACCTTCAGTCCTGCAGGATTCAAAAATACTTTTCTTACAGGAATTCCTCGCCTGTTTTCTTCAGCTCTTTCCATTTCACGAATTACCTCTGGTGAAGGAACGGGACTTTCATCAGTCGGAAGAATCTGACGTTCCCCAAGTCCTTCACCCTCAATATTGGTCTCTCGTGTGACGTTTCGATATGTATTCACATATTTACGAACATCGTTGATCGTAATGACTTTCGTATCCATCGGTTCATACCAATTTTCAAGAATGTTCCACAGTCGCAAGTATGCAAGTTTGAGTTCTAAAAATTCACAGGCAGCAATAGTAAGACCAAGGGTAAGTCTTGCTTGTCTTTGCAACTCCACAACTTCAGTCGCCGTTGTTCCTGCCTTCCCTTGTTGTCCTGCAAACTGATTAGATACAGTTGATTTATCAACCCTATCCTGAAGCTCTTTAAGTATATTATATTCATTTGCCGTCACACCCTGTCCTTCATCTCCAATTTTTTGCAACGCATCTGGAGGAATACCCATTGAAATACGCCCCGCTGAAAGCACTCTGCGTGAAATAACCTTTCCAGAAGTGTTGATATACGGAGGCGCATAACTCTTTCTTGTTTTAAGTACAAAGAGCTTCAACATCTCGTCAATAAGTTTTGAAATTTCTCGAACAGAACCCAACCTCACAAATGGTTTGCCGTATGCAAACTTTGCACTGATTGGTCTGAAGACCTGCTTTACAACATTGTATTCGCCTCCAGGAGCCACCGCCGAAAGAGGAAAACCAATCGGAAGCATACATACACCGTTGATGATGATTTGGAATTCATCGTTTGGTTTGTCTTGATATAAAATTATTTCAACCTGCTCGTCTTTTACTTCAGTTAATCGCCACTTATTATCATAAATAGTTTTCTGTTCCTCTGCGATGGAATCAGTAATTCTTCCCTTCTTCACATACTTCCAGTTTTCAAATTTTCCGTATTTTGTTTTTGCAATGTCATAATGCTGTTGAATTACAATAAAGAAGTATGGCTGTTTTTCCATGAAATATTCAGTAATGTCACCAAGAAAAACATTCGGTCCATGCAATTGTGTCCTCGCAGGACCTTCAAAAACCAACTCAAGACTTTCATCCCACTTTTTCCAATTCTTGAATTCACCATTGTACTTCTCTTGAAGTTTCTTTTTTCTCTCAAATGTTCGCAACCATTCTTCTTGAACAAAGACAGCATTTTGTGAAAGAAGTTCACGCTGTCGTAAAAGTTTCTTTTCTTTATCTCCTGCAATCTCTCCTCCATCACGCTGCTCTGTAAAAAATATAGTGTCACTCAAAGCAACACCTAATTCATTGATACGATTATTTTCTTTATCGAAAGCAAGAACCTCTGGACCAAGGTCAAGGTTTTGAACATGTGCTAGGAGCGCATCAAGTTTAGATTCAACCGTTCCTGCAGAAACAATAACATCGTCATCATTTTTCTTTTCAGGAAGTCTCGTGTTGGCAATCTTTACATTTTCATCATAATCCTGATAATAATTTTTACCATCAAATTCTTCATAAGGCTGATTTTTTTGGTCTTTTGCTCTCTGCAACCTTCCTTGTAGATAACTCAAATACTCCTTTTGGTCAGGAGTATATAAACGCTCTGAATCAAAATCCTCTTTCTTTTCTTTTTGTAGAGGATTCTCGTTTGAACTGCCTTTTAAAATTTCTTCTGCTCCAGGTATCATAATAGTGATTTAATTATAGCGAGTCGTATAATAAATTAAAAGACAACTTGCTGTGGATAAGATAATTAGTCTGCAAAAAAGGATTGGTCTGCCTTTTTTTCATACTGTTCCTTTTCATATTCATTGGGAAATTGCATTTCTTCCGTCCAGACCATACACCCTGTTCTTACAGCATCTGCGAAATGGCTATTCTCATCATGTCTAGGTGAATCCTTAAACACACCTAAACGTGCGTCCCATTCCTTCCTGTAGTTTGCCAGAGAATCGTAAAGTTTCTTAGTATGGATTTCATCAAAATAAAACCTAGAAAACAAACCTCTAACACGCTCAATGTCATCATTCCTATGTTGTGATTTTGGAGAAACACAAACATTAAACAAACCAAGGTCATATAGTGTCTGCTTTCGTGTCTTTCCACTACTCATATCCCTCACCTCAACGTCATGGGGAAGAACATGTCTTCCATATCGGTATCCTTTTTCTTTCAACACCTCAACATAGTGACCGAGTTTATACCCGTGGTTGTAATAGACATCAATAAAGTAAATTGCTGGTCCAACCGTCTGTGTAAATAAAATCACGTTAAAGTCGTTCATACCAAGGTCCCACCATGTATCAACCTCTGTATCATCACGGAGAGGAAAATGACCAATACGGTTTTGAAGATACACCCGATTCATCTCCTTTGAATAATAAGCGCCCTCTGTTGAGACCGAAAACGCCTCATCAAAAGTTGACGGATATTCTGCAAACATTTTATCACCATTCAACTCTTTCTTCTTCACCCACCACCTCCTTTGTTCATCAGTTAATTTTATTTTATGCTTACTCTCAAGTGTATTGAAATAATCTACATACTCCCTCGCAATCGCAAAATTTCCATTAAGAACATATCTCTCATCAATCCACCACGGGAAAAAGAATATCTTAAAATCAAGCGGAGTAAGTTCACGTCCCTCCTTTCTGGCTTTTTCAGCTTTCTCACAAAACTCAAAAAAATATCCTTCACGACCCTCTGCCGTTGATTCAATCGAAACCATACACCCTGCATGTACAGAGTTAATGGCACCAGTCACAATCTCCTCCGCTTTATCTGGGTACTTCGCACAAATCTTTCCGAACTCGGAACAATTGTGGACTATACCTGATGGTGTGGTGAATGAATGAGGTTCATCATCCAACACAATATCATACACATATTCGGGTTTATCTATCTCACTAATCGAAGTAACTTGCAACCAATATACTTTCTTGCCACGTCTCCAAAACTTTCGTTCTGTAGGGCATCTATCATGTGCGATACGATATTCCGCACTTTTCGAAACATACACAGGAAGTAATAAAGCAAATTCTTTTCTAAATTTCCAATTTCCTGCCCCTGTTAATTTCAACGTCCAAGAATCCTTGCAATTACGACCATATCGCACCTCACCCTCTGTATAGTGGATAGACGGTACACCATATCGTAATGAAATTATTAGCCTTTTTATTTGCTCAACTATTTGCCTTCTCGTGCTTACACAAGAGATTTCCATATTATTGGTAAAACACCCATCCCCGTATAAATATCCATACAACAGTCCCTTAAGAAAATCGGATGAATATGAAAACACGCGAGAGTTTATATACTTATCTTCTCCCTTACCAAAAATACTCACTATCCAATCAAAACGATTCCACTGATTTATGCTGATTGTAGCGGTTTTACTTTTTTTTGAAAAATACACACGACGTGACTTGTATTCTTCTTTGTACATATCAATCCACTCCAAAACCGTATTAACCTCATCACGATGTAACGATAGCGTCATCTCTGTTTTCCTAAGAGAACCTTCCGCAAGGTACAACCCACACATTCTACCAAGAGCAAAATCATAATTACCTTTGTACGAAGGATTGGTTATCGGGAACGCAACATAATCACCGCATGTAATCTGCTTGGCACTTTTCCAAACAGGTTTTCCTGTTTTGTATTCTCTACATAAAACTTGGTGTTCTTCTGTAACCTTAAGAGGTTGATAATGCCCGAATGACTTAATAGCGAGCATACGCTCGTCTGTTTTTTGTTTTAACACATGTTTTACCAACGACTTACTTCCTTTACCGTTGAGGATATAGTCACCCGCTACCACGTCATAAATTCTTTTTACAAAACCGTTATACATAACAACTTCCTGTTCAGGATGAAGGCAATGTAAAAATTGCACCGTATCCGACCTTGAAGAAAGCGCCACAGAAATCACCGAACCATTTGGGAATGAAAGTTCGTTTGCTGTGTTTGTGTTCGGGTCGCCAATCGTCTGCTTGAGCCACGGATGCAAATTATCCCACGCAAATTTAATTTTATTACGAAAGATTTTTTTCATATCTTTCTCCGTGTGAGCAATAATCGTTGCAGTCTGATTTTCCTTAAAAAGAACCTGGTCGAGATAAAGTATTGTAAAGAAAGTCGTGATACCAAGTTGTCTGGCTTTTGGAACAATATTAAAAAACCATAAGTTATCATGTAAATATTCCTGAACTTTATTCATTCTAAAAAGAACCTTCTTCCCCTCCTCATTTTTCACATAATACAAATTGTTTATGCGCCACTTTCGGTCATGGAAATGTGATTGAATTGTTTTCTCATCCATAACTATTTCAATATTTGGTTAATATCCGTGATAATTTTTTTATCCGTTCCTTTACTCTTTATGAAAAAAGCACGACCACTTTCTTCCTGCACTAAACTTTCCCTGTCTCCATTTTTACGAACAAACTCAACCGCCATCGCAATCATATTTCCGTCATCGTCACCGTCCCCACCACCATGACCCGACCCTTTCCTGCGATTAAATTCCTTCGGATACCGTGCCTCAAGAAGCCACTGTGCCAACTTATCGTCAGTCGTCCTTGCTTTGTTTGAAATATTTTTTAGTAATCCACGCTTATATTCCAAATCCTTCATCTCAATCAACTGTTCTATAATTTTATTATTTTTTTTTAATGTCAAAAACACCTCATACGGATATGAAGCAATAAGACAAGCCTCCCTCTCCGAGAGACCAATCACTGAAACTTCGTATGCAATTTTTTTGAGAACCTTGACGAGCGCAGAGGGGAAGTTTTCTTCAATTTCTTTTTCCACTTGAATGGTTGCTTGCGCAAATTCATCCATCTCGGAATTCTCCACTTGTACCACGTCAGTGGTGCTTGGATGTGGTGATGACATAAATATATTATAGCGAAAAAATTAAGACATAACAATTTAATATTGTGTGGATATTAACCTATTTCGTCTTAAACGCATCCCGATATTTATTCAAGAGCTGTTCGTTCGTCACATGCGTGTATCTCTGGGTTGTTACAAGAGAAGCATGTCCTAAAAGTTCCTGCACCGAACGAATATCCATCCCCCGTTGCAATAAATTTGTCGCATAGCAGTGCCTTAAGGTGTGAACGGATATTTTAAGACCGAGTTTTTGTGATTTCTTACTCACCCACCTCTGCGCTGTTCGCCTTGAAAAGTCAAAAAGCATCGCTCCCTTCGGTTTATTTTGAGAAATTTCGTATTCACGAACCATTTTGACTATTTCTGGTAGACATACAACAAATCTCTCCTTTGCCCCCTTCCCAACGATATTAAAAGTTTCCTCTACTTCGCCCGTTTTTAACTTCAGAGCCTCGTCAAGACGTAAACCTGTCGCATATATCAAATTTACGAATAAATCTGCCTGTGGGTCATCCTGGGACTTTAGAAGGCGTGAAATTTCATCTCCGGAAGGAAGTTCTAGCTTGTCGTGACCGTTTCTATTCCTAAAAGATTCAAGCACTCTAAATTCTGGAACCTGCGTTCCACGAATACGCAAAAAGGCAAGAAACATCCTAATAGGAACCAGTCTCAAGTTTTTTGTTTTATAACTCTCTTTTTTAGCTTCAACAATTCCCCTGTAGTTCAACAGGTCCTTCTCTGTAAGTTTGGTCACATCTTCCTTTTTAAAAGATGCACAAAAGTCGTCTATCGCTGATTTATAGAGCTTCACTGTATGTGGTGAGTAGCCCTGCTCTCTTTCGAGGTAGTTTGTATATAGTTCTTTGGCTTTATCTAGTTTCATATCATTGACATAATAATTATTTGTAATACCTATATAGTATATGACACATAATTACTTGTCAACGACTTTATCCACAGTCTCCTCACGGTGGCAATTTGGACACAAAACAAGGACATTTCCTTCTACATATCCAAGTTCAGGAATTACCCTATGCCTATCACAATAGGCTTTATCCCATCCACAACGCTGACATTTTTTATTAGGAAATTTCTCACGAGCATCTTTTGTGAATCGGTATTTGATTGTTTTTTGTTGTCTTGCCTTTTTTGAACGATGATGAAATTCACAATAAGTCCCATATATCCTTTTTTCAATAGTAAATGGACCAACATATTTTCCTTTATACCTTGCATTATTAGGACACCCTTCCACAGCACATTGTTTTTGTTTTTCTTTCATACCCCCCTATTTTATATTATAGGGGGAGAAATGCAAATTTCAAAAAAAATTAAAATTGGATTAGCAAAACTAAAAAACTCAAAAAACCTTGGGTATGGGGTGGGGTCGTCTTGAATTTGAGATATGTTTGTGAGTAACCACCCTTGGAGTATTTTCCACCTGCACGGGGAGTCGGTTCGGGGGGTATAGAGGGGGGGTTCATTATGTGCCATTTATATACAATTAGGGCTATTTTGAGGGCTTATTGATGGCGTATAATGTTATGCTATACGCCAACAACGAAACGAGGGCTTTATTAAGCCGTTTTTGGGCCTTCGCCTCGCCTCGCCTCGCAGGGCTTACGCAAAAAGCCACAAAAAAGAAAGTTGCATTTATACCCCCCTATATTGTTTTTGTGAATATTTTTTTTTTTTTTTT